TATTGAATAGAATATTATGAGCCATGGCGTATGCAGCCAGTTGAAGTTTATAATCTCCTATCCATTCCGGTCTTTTAGGTTTATTACTTTGTTTGAAGTCTATAATTGCATCCTGACCTTTGTGTATCCCAACTAAATCAGTTTGCCCTGCATATAATCCAGGATAATATAACGTGCATTCTGTTCCATAGTATTCTGTAACATTTGATAATCCGCTTTGAATAATTTGTAAGGCCATGTTGTGTGCTTGTTTACCAACAGAAGTTTCATCCAAGTAACCTTGCTCTAAAACATACTTTTCAAGAATCTTGTGCATCGCCGTTCCACGCACCGCGGCCTCCGATTTAATCTTCTCTGCAGCTTCTTCCCCGATCCGCGCTGCCCAGTCCGCTAGTGATTTCTTTTTCTCCTCGGGTTGTGTAGCGTCTAAAATTGTAGTCACCGATGGCAGCTTCTCTTGATCAAACACATAGTGCCGTTTACCTTCTATCTTCTCCCGTTGAGTCTTGGGATACTTATAACAATTATTTTTTTTCATTAAAAATCCTATTCATTTTTTTATCAACAATTTTATAAACTTGATCTATAAGATCTAGTGAATGTTTATTCAAAGGAAAAAACTCTCCTTCTTTAGTCATTAGAAATTCTTTAAAATTATGATAACTTATTCTTTGTCTCTCTATTGTTTTAAAACTATGTAACACACTCTCTTTGTGTTGTTTTAAAAAATAATGATTTTTAGGTACATTTTTATTTTCTTTAAATCTTCTAATTGATCTAAAAAAACTTTGTAAATTATTTGTAATTCTTCTTTCAGCTTTTTTATCATTAATTTTTTTAAAAATATAAAGATTTTTTTCTAAATTATAATCTAAATTAGCTTTTTTTAAGTATTGATTAATTTTTTGTAATTTAGGATTTAACCAACATACTAATTTAGCTTCCCATTTTCTTCTTTGTTTAGTGTCCCCTGGTGCATTAAGAACTCTTACAAAATTTGTTTTGTCCCAGTTTTCTTGTTGATCTCTCTCTTCTTGTGTAGAAGTTATACCACCATAAGTATCTCTACATTTAAATCGAAGATGCCTTCCTTTATAAAAATCATCAGTTTCTCCTACATAAACAACTTCTCCATTCCAATATCTAATATAAATTATTGGAACTTTTCTTGATGAAAATTCAAAAGCAGGATAATTTATTTCAATTTTTCTTTTTTCTCTTGAGATTATATGTTTCATATATTCCTTAAATCATTGATATCATTTAATTTATTTAACTTCTCTTGTTTTATTTCATAAAGCGGTGCGTAAGTTTTAAAAGAAGTTCCATCATCTCTCGTTCGAAGATCTCCCTTATTATAAAAGTCAGCAGTGTCTAAAAATTTTTTCTTATCTAACCAACCACAAAGTTGTACGGTCTTTGTGTTACGATTTATATTTACAAATAACAAAACATCACTGGTCATTTCTTTTTGATAACCAACAAAGTTATGTACCCAATCATCTCTCATGTCATGTTTACGAAGCATAGATTTTACATCTATCTTTTTATCATTGACTAAAATATCTGTATCAAATCTTCCTTCATTATAATTAGGAGGATCCATCTCTAACAATCGATGCACAGTTAAATCTCCAATCAAACCTGTATATTGTTTTTCATAGTTACCATTGAATCCAGAGCTACGATTACCAAAGTTTTTATATTTTAAAACTTCAACAGCTTTTTGTCTGTCATCATTATGTATTTCTATATTTATCATTCTAAACTCATCATCTTTTTATAATCTTCAAGGTTTACAACCTTACCTTCCATTATCTTATCATTACAATAATGTTCTATAACTTGTTGTATCTTGGGTAATTTTGTATGTGACCAAGGCCATATCAAACAACATACGTGAAATGCATCTCTGAATGTACAACGCCATCTATATTGTTTTAAGTATGGAGTACCATCAACCCGTTTACCCTTACGCGGCTTGTCAGTAAGCGTGCCTACACCTAAAGTTTCGTGTAGCCATACTAATACACTGCGGTCAGTCATTGCAATCTCCATACTTAATCTTAAACTATTGGACCACCTGTACCCAGGTTTACCTTTGTGTTTCTTTTTCTTTTCCGGTCCGCGCTTAAAGTGTATTGAACCTTCACCATCGAATAGTCCTGCAATGTAAGCTCTGTCTGTTTCCGGAATCATTTTTTGTCCTTATATAAAGTTTCTACTATGTCGTTGTAACCATCATAATAATAACCAACGACTTCTTTTTTTCTGTTGTATTTTTTTTTAGATTCTACTTTCTTACTTTTAAATTTTGGTGTTCGAAGTTCTTTGGCTACAGGATTACGTTTCACTGTAGCCTCGCGTTAGCTGCCATTCGGTCTAACTCTTCTAATGTAGGCTCTTCCATCGGAAGCTCGCCCTCTGATTTACAATTCTCACATTGTATAATCATATCATAAACTTTTTTATATCCATTACCCTTACACTCTGGACAAATATATTTGTGATTAGCTACTTTTACTCTTTCCATTTGATTTCCCACCTTTGTTATCTAAAAAAAATCTAATTAGTCTTCCAATCATTTTAGACCTTGTCCTATTAGTTTTTGTTGCAAGTACACCCAATTGTTCCCAATCATCTTTGGGTACAGATAGTGATTTGTATTTAGCTGGATCAGCCATTGGTTTCCTTTCTTTTGTTTGTTCTCTTCATTATGGGAAATTATCCTAAAATAAATAATTTGCAAGTATTATTTTTTTAATATAAAAAGAAAGTCTCTTCTCACACCTTTTGTTTGTTCGTCCCTTTCTTGGGACGGGCAGACAGTTTAGAATACTTCTTAAGTAGTTATTTTGCCTTCATCCTTTACAGGAGTGCATTTATATTGTGGATACAACTGTGAGTTGATTATCATTTCTCTTGTAAAAATACTGTCACCAAACAACAATTCATACGCCTCACCCAAACCGTGCTGTACACACTCATAATAATTATCTTTAATTTTAGGGTATTCCGGTGGAGTCCTACATTCACCCTCCATTGCAGAGCAGATGTAGACTACTAACATCCATTTCATATTATTTTCCCTGGCCGCGATACTTCTTCCACGAACGACGTTTCGATTTATTCATTTTACATTTACTTGGAGTACGTCCAATTGATGTCTTATGAAAGATAGGTTCGTGTGATACGTGATCTTTAAATTTTTTCGCCATCGTCGTCTAACCATTCTTTAACAAATGGTTTTGCATCCTTCGGTGTTGTTATAACTGGTAGATAAGTTATCTTACCATTTACATGTTGTTCTAAATCTGATCCACAACTCATACACCTAAAAAAATCTCTATCAATACTTACCAACATAGTAAATTGATCACATGTTGGACATTTGCCATTAACTACTTCGGCCTCAAATCTTAAATTTTTTTTAACCATTATTCTATTATCAAAGCTTTAATATATTTTCTACCTTGATACAACTCTATCTTTGCCTTACCTTTATAACATTTGTATGATACAGACTCGCTAAATTGTCTCTCCGCGTGGCGCTTGCCTCGGAGGCATGCGGCCATATTTTTTTGCACCAAGTGCTCCTTGATCTCTCCGTTTACAAACATCAAAAGGGCCACCACAACTTCAATCATAAAATCTTACCTTTGTTTTCACCTTGCTTGATTACATATTTTTGTGTACCATGCTTGCCAGTTTCTACTTCTTTTTTTAATTCTTTAGCTAGACTCATAGCTTTATTCTCTTTGTTTATTTGTGCTATATGATCTAACACTTTTCTACTAATGCGTCCCGTTGCCATTGTATTTAATCTCTCTGTTCGCGTCTTTTAATTTCTCGATATCATTAACCATTTTCTCTACTTGTTTTTGTAAAAATTCTATATTTACTTTGTTTAAAGCCATTGAGTCGATATGTTGATTCAAACGATCGGTGGTCTTGTACAAATCCTCGATCATCATGTACTGTTCAGAATCCGCGGGCAATGTACCCATCTGTCCTCGTGGCCATTTTATTCTAAACTCTGAATTATTCTCTACATCTTTAGACATAAGTTCTAACTGTGTAGCCATCTTGTTTTGTTTTTCAATAATACCAAAATAAGCCCAGGTTCCAATTGCTACGAGTACGATCAAACTAGCAACCGTTTTCATAGGCATCTGCACAGCTGCCTCCTCCGAGATTCTTAATGGTTCACCAGGCATTTGGTCCTCCACAAAACGCTAGCAATGTTAAAAAAATAATTAAAATTCCTGTAAAATAATAATTCATCCTGGCTACCTCTATATTCATAGCCAAGTATTTTACACTATTTGTCTTCTATTTTGTAGAACATTTTGTCCGTATCTTCTGTAATCCAGCCTTTATTTTCAACATTCCATTCCGTAGTTTGAACCTTATAGTCTGGTATGTCGTCTCTAGTGGTAAAATTGCTAATATTCCAAAGGATCCTATTATTAGGCTGGATAGCATAATTACCATTATCAAGAGCAAGAACATGTCCACACTTATGCTCATGAGGAATCTCACTGTGTTCAGTGTCCAGAATATTGGTTTCAGGATGACACCAATCAATAGTGAATAGATACTCTC